TCCACCTCCACTGTAAAACTGAACCATTGCGTGTATTGCGTGTAGTTTGCGTGTATTCCTGGTGCCCTTATACGATCACAGGATTTGACTTGAAATCTCACAAGGACTCCGGGAATACACGCAAACTACACGCACTACACGCAGATCTTCTCACTTTTTGTAATCCTCACTACGTTCCTTAATTCGCCATACCTGGATCCTGCGATGGTTATCGCGCTCGCTAAATAACGCTAAATTATTCAACCACCGATTTCTGTAACGCGCAAGACGTTTCCCGACCATCTGCCGGGTGGGCCGGTCCCCTCGAGTGGCCATGCTGGATAGCACTTCACGCAGATCTCGCGCCGTACTGGGCACGATATCGGACCCGAAACAGGCGTCGATAAGCTCGCCTGCCGTCCATTGTGCTCCCTGGAAATGCTCTCTGACGCCGGCCAGGAGCGCACCTAATTCGTCGGTATCGGCGTCCTGGGGGCGCGTCGGATCGTCGGCCGGCCGCTCGGCGTCGGGTAGGCCAGCGTACATCACAGCATCCCTGACCCGGGCTGCCCAGCCCTCAAAAGTGCCCTTTGCCAGAGCTCCGTCGACGATCGGGCAGCCTGCCGCATAGTGCGCTTGCAGGATGGTCAGGGCGTCGCTCAGGATGTCGCCGCGGTGTTCGACCAGGTACGCGGGCAGGTCTGGGATCGCGAAGTCGCTCCGGAGTTCCGGGCGCTCTTCGTCCGTTTCCAGGCCAACGTAGATTGACCTGCGGTCGGTGTCGCCGTGCACGCTGGCATTGTTGGCGGTCGCCACCATCACCGTTGACCAATCGAACTGCGGCAGGTCGTTGGAGCCGAGGATCCGCCCCGTCGGGCTCGTGCTGGTCAACCACTTGTCCAAGACTGGCCCGCCGATGGAATTGCCCACGTTGTCAAAGCACAGGATCGGTAGGCCATATCGGGCGACGCTCACGAGGACCTTTTCGAGCTCTTCCTCGCGATAGGGGTACGTTTGGGCCGGGAGTGGTTTACCCGTGAGCGCGAGGCCGGCGACGTCGGCTAAAAGGGTCTTGCCTGAACCTCGCACATTGGCTTCTATGACGAAAAGGGGGGTCGGCCCATTGATGACGGCGCGGGCGAGGGGGGTTATCAGGTAGGCCAGCCAGGCGGCTCGATCAGTGTCGCTGCGGAACGGAAAATCGTCGACGATCTGCAGCAGTCGCCCTGCAGCGGCCTCGGCGTCGTACCTGGTCGCCGTGTCGCGGATCTTGAGGTCGCCGGGCATATCGCCGAGAAAGAAGCCGGTTTGCTCATCGTAGCCGGGGGAGCACGAAATCGACCCGTCGGGGCGGATCATTGGGTAGCCTGCGATCCCTCGGAGGGTCTGGATCCCGGGATAGTCGCCTCGATCCATGACTGCAGCGACGCTCCACTGTGGCGGGTGAGTCGGTACGTTGCCCTTAGCTTTGACGTCGTACCGTTGCCATAGCGCGGCATCGGTCATCCGCTCCCGAAGCGTCGCCATACTAATTGGCCTCACGATCGGGGTGCCTGCCGGCAGCCTGAGCTTTTTGGCGTCCTGCTCTGCCGGTGGCGTGCTCCTGATGACGCGCACGAGCTCGCCGGAGCGCTGGTATAGGTCGGCGTAGTCGCCCACGGCCAGCGCGGCGATCGCTTCGTCGTTGACCCGCTGCTCATCGACGCCGACGACTATTTCGGGGGTGGATCCCTCATCGGCAGATTCCGGGGGTAGCCCCCCGGAATCATTGTCTTCCGGGTGGACCCCATGTGTACCCTCGCCGGACGGTGCCGCGCCGGGAGAGTACGATCTATCGGGTATGGCCCGCGGCATGCGCTCGCCGCCACGCCACCCGCTGTCGAACGTGCGCCACGCTGCGCGCTCATCGCCCGGCTGCGCCCATGACCACCCGGCCAGGGCATCGGCAACGGTGCGCCGCGCGTCGCTGTACGCGAGCCCATGGCTTGCCAATGTGCCCAGGTTGAATGCTGCGCGGTTGATCGCGTCGTTGCCAGTGCCAATCGGCGCGTCACGCACGGCCTGCGCCTCACCGTCGAGCGCTGCCAGTATGTACGGGTCAAGGTCTCGCGTTGCGGTGTACGTCGGTGCAGGCCGCTCCACGTGCGCAGGCTTGCCGAGCAGGTGATGCAGGAGCCAGTCGGGCACCGGTGGGAGCTGTTCCACGGGCACCAGCGGCTCACGCCATTCGTATTGGGCGCCGGTGGTCGGGTGGTAGGACGGCGGCGCGATTACGTAGCCCTTGCCGCCGCCGCGCACATCGATCCCAGGTGGTAGGCTGCCGCGCCCGTTGCCGATGCCTAAAAGCGACGACACACGGAACCACAAGTGCAGCCCGCCGCCGCCCGTTGCTGCCCGGGGGCCTTTGTAGCGCCATCCTGCCGGGGCAAGTCTCGACAATGCCTGCACACCATCCAGCTCGGGCTTGATATCGCAGTCGATGACCACCGCGCCCAATGGCACGACTAGGCCGATGTTGTCGCCATCGCGAAAATCCTCAGTGTTGGGCCACGTGGAACAGCGCGCCGGGCGCTTGCCGGCGCACGGGAAAACCTCATAGCCGAGATCGGTGTATTCGAGGGGGGTCATTCTTCGTCGCCCTCCAGCCCCTCGCCGTCCGCCAGTTCCCGCAGCTCGGCCTTGGTTTTGATGCTCCCCGGATCGCACCCGGGTATCAGTTTCTCGGCGCGTAGTATCCCAGCCCGCAGTTGCTCCACCTCAGCCCGTGCTGCGTCGCGCTCGGCTGCGAGCGCGTCCGCCATTGTAGCCCATCCTTCCGCGTCGGCGTCCGCTGTCGTGTATGCGTCCTCCAACTCCGCAATCCGCTCGTGTAGCCGCTCCCACTGCTCCGGCATTTCGCACTCGTCACACGGCTCATAGTCTCCACAGCCGCACGGGTCTGTTCTGCACTCCCCGCACGTATCCCGTGGCTCCGTGCCTGCAAACCTACGCGCCGGGCTGTATCCACATTGTGGGCTATACCCAGGGCACTTGTGTTCCATGATGTCCCCGTTCCACCGCCACGCTGCATCCATGCCATCCGACAACCGCGCGCCACAGTCTGAGCAAATCCACTCATCTTTGTACGGGTCGGTCTCCCGTGGTTCCGGAACACCGTGGACGGGGACACGCCGGATTTGCACGTGCCCAGTTTTATCTCCGTTGTTTGCCCTGTCGTATGCGGCCTGCTCATCAGAGTAACACTCCACGTCATGCCACCCCGGCTTGTCCCAAATGATTACGCTCACCTCAGCCGGTACAGCGGGGCGGGAGCATTCGACACAGACCTGATACGCACCGTCCATTGTGATTTCTCGCCCACATGATTCACACCACGACTCTCCCCCCTGCCCGGCTGTCTCGAGGCGGGCGGCGAGTTTCCGCAGCTTCATCGTGTACCAAACACCGTAGCCAATTTCACCCACGATGCCGCGCTCAAGTTCCCGCATCTCTCTGGCCACCTCCCGCACGGCATCAGATACGCGGGGGAGGGATTGCCAGGCTGCCAGCGGTATCGGTTGTCGGCCCATTGGCTCGCAGTTGCTACACGCAACCCAGCTCTCGGTGTCACTCACGGGATAGGTTCCATCCGCCTCGCCCCCACAGATAGGACACGGCAACAGGGATTTTCCGGTTGGTTCAGTCATTACTCATCCTCCAGCGTCTCACACCAGGACACCCACGTGTCGCCGGTGATGTCGTCATACTCGACCACACCAGCACAGCCGCAGTCCTCGCAAATGATGTCCTCATCGGGTTGCACCATGCCGTCCCCGTGGTCGTATCGCACGCCAAGCCCGCATACTGGGCACTCGTCCCATACCTCACTCATCTCATCCCCCATAATAGGCGTCTATGGCGTCACGCAACGCATCCTGTGTTACTGTGTAGCAATGGAGATCAATATCCTCTGCCGCGTCCAACACGGCCCATAGGGCGCGGAGTTCATCGGCTACCGCACGATCTCTCGGTTCATCGCCGCTCCTGCAATGCGAATCAACCCACGACTCAACCCACTGACGGCGCGTTAAAATATCAGCGGATCGGGGCCGCCCATATCTTTTCCACGCTTCACCGCTCATCCTTCACCGTCCTTCCGCTCCGGGGATAGGCGGTTGGCAAGGTCCCGCAAAAGCGCAATTACAGACGCTACATGCATATAGCCATCGTACCATCTGCTCGCTACGTTCCTTAGCTCAGCGGCCACCCCATCCACGTCGGGGGCGTAGTAGCCCCAATGGGCATGCGCGTGGTAGAGCTCAGCCCCACATTCGCAGTCCCAGTCCCACATACTGCGGCTATCGTCCAACTCTGCCCCGCACTCGGGACACATCGGGATCGTTGCGCGTGTGAGTTTCATTTCGTTTTGCCTCCCTCGGCCTCGGCAAGCTCGCGGTAGACTCTCGCCCGCGCCCTTGCGCCGTTGGCCAATATCGGGACGTTCCAGTCGCATAGGTCGATGATTCGACCGTGTGTTTTCCCCGGCGCCGGACGCAACACGCGCCCGATCGCCTGCAATAGTCTGCCCGACCACTTGATCGGCGTCGCCAGTATCGCGGTGGAGGCAGCCGGCAGATTGAATCCCTCACCCACGAGCTGTGTCGTGGCCAGAATGACGGGTGCCTTGCCTGCCGCGATCTTCGCCTCGGCGTCGCGTCGCGCAGCCGCGCCAAGCTGCCCGTGGAGCATGACGCCGCCGCCCGTGCGCGTGTGATAGTTGATCATCTCAAGGTGCTCGACGCGGTCACTCAGTACGAGCACGAGCCCATCGGCGCAGGCGCTCGCCGCCTGGTCGACGATCTGCCTGTTGCGGTCGCCATCGGTCACCACAGCGGAGATCACCGCCTGGTAGTGCTCGCTCGGGTCGATGTCGGTAACAAAATCGGTCCCCACTTGCTCCACCTCGGTGGGCAGTACATGACCGCTGCGCACGAGGAGCTCCCGCTCGACGGTGGTAGTCGGGCCGAGCGCCCAGCCTATGGCGTCAGTGAGCCCGTCGCGCCGGTACGGCGTAGCCGATAGGCCCAGCCGATATCGGCAACCGAAGTGCTTTATGGTGTGCCACCAAACAGGGCTAACCACTCTATGACACTCGTCAGCGACCAGGTGCCCGATATCCTCGTCCAGCACGTCGGCACACTTGGACAGCGAATTGATGATCGCGACGATGACCGGGCTGCTCATGTGCCGGGGTTTGCCGCCGCCGATGGTCCCCGCTTCGATGCCGAGAAACCGTTGCACCGCCTCGACCCATTGCGCTTGCAACATCTTGTTGTGCACCGTGATCAGCGCGGGCTGGCGTCGCTGCGCGATGGCGTAGCAACCCATCACCGTTTTGCCGCTGCCGGTCGGGGCCTCGAGCACGCCGAAATCCTGCCGCGTGACCTGAGCCAGCGCGGCGAGCTGGTACAGTCGCAGGTCGCCGCGAAACGTGTAGTTGACTTCCGGCAGCGTCTGCAGTTGCGTCTCAGCATCGACGGCTTCGCCCGCGCGGTCGGCGGCGGTGAGCGCCATTTGCATGCAGCCGCCCGGGATGGTCAACCCGGTGTCGCCGTGCGCCGTGTAGTATTCGAGCACCTTCGGGATCCCGAACGGCTTTTTGCCCGCCTTCACTGCGCCGATGTATCGCGGGTTGGGTAACGTGAGCCGGGTCTTGATCTCGCGCATAGCGGCGCCGCCGCAATCGAAGATCTCGATCTCGCCGCTTGTGTGCTCAATCCTCATTTCCGCCTCGGCACGTTGACCAGCAACGACTTAACCTTGCCGCTATTCACGTCCTCGAGCTGCTGAGCGATCACAGTGTTGTGCCATCCCCACCCGAGATCTATCCCGCCGACGCAATCCCAGCGCATGAAATCGCTGAGCGCATCGAACCGACCACAGAATTTGATCCCGCGACGGTGACGCCATAGCCGATTGTTCAGGTGCCGTTTCATCGCCCGGCGCAGCCTGCGCCTGTCGCCTTTGAGCGCTTTTTTGCGGTGTCGTTTTCGTCCTCTCATCCGAAAATCCTCCCCAGGACCGCCGCGGCCTCGCGGTCGATCCAGTCGTTGGCGCGCATGACGATCACCGGCGGGCGGCGGTCAAGGCGCAGGTATAACACTATGGGCCGGTCATCACCGGCGGCGGCGCTGTCCTCTTCGGCTTGCCTGAGTGCGGCCCAGAGGTTGATCCGAGCGCCGTGCTTGCACTCAATCCAGAACGGCGTGCCCTCAACGTCGCAGTGCTGCCCCTGGCCCCATTGGTCGCCGCTGCGGTACGATTTCGGCCACACGCGGCGCATGAGGTCGCGGCAATGGAGCTCTCCGCGCACGCCCTTTGCTCGGCTGGCTTTACCCATGTGGTGCCTCCAAATACAGCTTTCCGCGCACAGTGCGCAGTGGCGTGTAGCCGGCGACCTTGTAACAGTATCCAGGGTTGCTTGATTTGACGCGCCTGATGTCTACCTCGGTCCGCAGTCGCTCGGCTGGTAGCTCGCCATAGCGCCACGCCCATACTGCATACGTTGCGGCGGTAGCAGTGGAGATAAGATCGCTCGCCAGCGCTGCGCACTCCGGTAGTCTGCGGAATAGCATGTTGCGCCAGACGTACTTCGGTGCAGAGTCAGTCGATCCGGTGCGCCCGCGAGACCCACCAGATCCGCGCCTGCTCGGCGTGCGTTGCCGCACGACTGCCCACACTGCAGCGCCTGACTCGTGTATCAACACGACTTCCTGTCCTACGCCAGTGAATGTCTTACTGCCTGGGGTGCGCCGGGAATAATGCGGTCCGTACTTAGCGAACTCGCCGAGACCGTCGACCACTGCCAGCGCAGCCGGGTCAGACGACGACGAAAGAATCCATCCGCCAGGCAGGCTCTCGTGTCCGGTGTATTTCATCCGAGCAACCCCTTCAGAAATCGATCTTCGCCGCGTCGCCCGACCCCCGGATCAGCGCTCGGTGACGGCGCCGACGGTTGCGCCTGGTTGACCAGCACGTCGATCACGCGCTGCAGTGCTCGTGCCTCGGCGCTGTGCTCCGGGTATGCGGCGAGCTCGCCGCGCAGGACTGCTAGCGCCTCGATGCGGGATGGTGCGCGTATCATCCGAGCAACCCCGCAATAAAGCTATCCGGCTGCGGTTCCTCCACGTCGGCGAACGTCGGCAGCACTTCGCACCGGACCACCGCGGCGAGCGCGCTGCAGTCCATGATCTGCGAGGTCGCCGGCCTCGTCGGGTCCTTAACCCGGATAACCTCGCACTCGCGGGTCGAGCTGCTATCGCTCGGCTCCCAGATATGCAGCACGTACCACACGGTATTGACGGCGCGGTAGTAGCGCCCCTTTTTGATGTCGTCGCCTGTCATCGCCTTGCCTTTCTCGGCCGCTTCGCCGCCGCGCAGAACTCCATCAGATCCAGCGGTTGATCTGCTCTCGGTCTGCCGCTCGCCCAGACCGTCCCGCAGACCACTCGGCCCTTGCTCCATATCCGCACGAACTCTGTCACCTTCACTGTCAGCGCGTACCATCTGAGCCTTTCGCCGCGCTTCAGCGTCTTCGGTTGTATCGGCATCCTGCTCTCATCTCATTGCGCGCAGACGCTCGGCGCGCGTCATTGCGCACACCGCCAGTACATGATTCCATCCGTCGTCCATATGCTCGCCCGGGCATCGAAGCCCGGCCCGAATGGGGCGACCTGCGCGAGCTGCGAGCGTTGTTGTGCTTTTTGTTGCGCCCGGGCACTACCGGCTGACATCCAGACGAGGTTCTCCTTTCTCTTTTGGCGTTTCGGTTTGCTCGCTTTGTTCGTAGTTTTCGAGATGGTCGGCGTACCACTCCGCCGCGTCGATGACGGCGCGGATCGGCTTCGGCAGTCCGTCGATCTGAGGGTGTTTGGTCGCCCACTCGCGCAGCGCGCAGGCAGTGCTGTAGAGCCGTTCGGCAGCGACGATCACCCGCTCTGCGTCGATGGTCATTCGAGCCCCCCAAGCACGCCTTCCATGATGTCGATGTCGTCATCGGTCCACGACTGCGCCTTCGTGCGCGCCTCGTAGTCCGGCCAGGCCTGCGCGATAGCGGCAACCACTTTGCCTTGGTCGACGCCCCGATTTTGGATCGTGTCTCGGACCATCGCTTGCATACGCTGGTAGGGCGTCGCGGGCGGGCCGTTGCCGATTTCCGGTGCGGGGTCGGCGGGCCTGGCTGGTGGCTCCGGTTCGGCGTCGGGCGCGCTCGCCTTGGCTCGGCAATCGGTGCACTGGCCGTTCTTGACGATGCCCGGCCCGAATTTTTCACCGCAACTCTTGCACGTGGTCCGGCGCGTGCGTTTCTTCGGCGGCTCGGGCTCGGGCGTTGCCGGCGCTGCCGGTGGCACCGGTGCGGGCGCCGTGGTCTCGGCAGGCGGCATGATTCCCGCCAGCGGCGCATCGGCGTAGCTCGGCTGCTCGGTGGCGACAGGATCGGCCGCGGCGTCGATGGCGTCGGGGTAGAACTCTTCGCCTTCGGCCTCGAGGTCTTCGGCGCTGCCGGTGCCGGGCTCTTGCAACATGGCGCGGTAGCTGCCAGCTTGCGCCTGTGCGATCTGGTTGTTGAGCGCGCCGCGCATCTGGGCGAGCTCAAGCGCCTGCCGCTGAACGGCCTGCAAATTCTCGGCGCGGAGCTCCACGTGACAGACGTACACAGTCGACGGCCGCCCGCCGACTGGGTCGACCTGGACCGGACGCACGCGCAGCACCAACGGCAGCCCTTTGAGGATCCCCACCGTCTCGATGATCTGCAGTAGCGAGCCGTACATCTGCTCACAGGAGATCTGCGACGTAGTGCGCCAGCGGTGCACGGCGCCGGCCACGGCCTGCCCAGGCACGCGCAGTGAGCAGTGCAGCGCGCCGCTGTACTTGCAGCGCCGGTTGCCCTTGGCGTCGGGCTGCAGCAGGTCGCACGGGCAGTCAACGGTCTTGACCTCACCGTGCCACTCGCCGCGGTCATCGTACACGCGCCGCTCGGCCGTCTCGCCGTCGCCGCGGCAGTACACCGACCGACCGCGATAGCTCACATAGGCAGTGGGAAACACGAGGTCGATATCATCGCTATGCACGACGATCGGCAACGTGCGGATCTTGCCGTCCTGGTCGGCGTATTCGGCGGCGAGCTGCGACATGATCTTCTCGTCGGTGATGAGGTTGCCGTCCTTTGTGCCGCCCTCGCGTTGCAGTGTCGTGATCGTGAAGTGATCGTGCTTCTGCGGCGGTCGGAATTCGTTGCCGCGCGACGACCGGATCATTTTACCCTTGCCGCCGATTTTGATGTGGCCCGCTTGCGCTAGGCTTGCTCGTAGATTTTTGATCATTTGGCTTCCTCCCTGAGAATGTCGAACTCGTGATATTTGGCCCTGTTCCCCTTCGCCCGGCGCCTGAGGTCCATGACCGCTGCGGCCGTCTCGCTCAACGGCAACGACATTACCCCGCGCCCCTTATTATAGATCCTGTCAAGCTGCTCAAGGTTGTCGTGCATGGGTGCCACCGGAAGCAGTAGCTTGGCGTTCTTGTCGATCGCAGCGATCATGTAATCGTCGGCGAAGAAGGCGACCGAACACAATGCCGATATGGCATTAACCAGTCCGGTCCGAGACGCGAACCGTCTCCCATGCCACCCGGCGATAGCACTGACTATGTGAGCGACCCTGCTAGCGAAGGCGTAATCTGAGATCCGCCACGTGCCATTTTTGAGCGCGCGGGAAAGTTTCTTCCCGGCGATGCCGCCGGAGTACAGTTTGGCTGCGACACAGTAACCGATGCCAGTGGACGAATGAAACTCTCGCAGTTCGGAGTAGTCGCCAATGCTCTCAGCGTGCAGGTCCACCAGGTCGTTGATGGTCCATGACTTCTGGAGAAGCACCTTGTCGAGCAACTCCTGGGTCGGGTTGGACCCCGGCGGAAGGACCTTGAACTTGATCGGCAGACCGAGATCCTTGGCAGCGAGGAACCTGTGGTGCCCGTCGACGACTTGCAGCGTCCTCGGGTTGGCTGGGTCTGGATACACAAGGATCGCCTCGGACTCCTTGAATCCGTTGAGACGCATGTTCTCCGCAATCTCAAATATGTGCCCCCTGGTCAGTTCCCTGTTGAACGTCTCCAGATCGAACCGTGAGTAATTTGTGCTCGTTTGCGTTTTCATCCTACCAATCCTCCCTTGTCTTCATGAATTCTCGCATCATCTCGAAGCATTCTTTTCGGTACTTATCGGTCCTGGTCACCTGCTTCAGCCACTTGATACAGTTCCTTGCCACCGTGTCCCCCATTGACGTACGCGGCCTGCTAGGCTTGGCCGGGGGCTCGTTGCTTTCGGCGGCCGGATTCTCCGGCGCGGCTGCCGTCCGCCCCTTCCCGATGTTCTCCGTTTTCATGGTCGCCTCCGTGCCGTGTTTCGTTGTGTAGGTCCTGGGCTCGTTGTCACTAGGAGAATTCCCAGTGAGAACCCTCTTGACATCGGCGACTAGGTGGTTGCTCACCCTGCACCGTCGCGCGATCTCGCGGTTGCTCCACTGCGACCACTCGTCGTCCCGTAGCAGTGTCTCTACAGCTCGGCGTTTGTCGGCGTTTGTACGGCGGAGCCCGTGGGCGTCGTTGGCACCGACTGCAAACAGGATCGCATCACGCCTGGTCCCTTGTCGTACCTCAACGGCGATCTCACGATTGGCACGGCACGCGGCTTCGGACCGATGGAAGCCGTCAGCCATCCAGTATTCTGTGCCGTCATAGAACGCCACCACAGGCGGGAACTCGTCGCCGCGTTCCATCGCGGCGGCGTACTCGCTGACTGTGTCCTCGCATAGCCTGGCACGCGCCTGCGTTCCTCCGTCAGTGCTCACTGCGGTGATACTAATGTCACTCATCACCCCACCTCCCTCTGAAATCGCCAGCGCGGCAGCTCGATCGGTTTTTCGTCGAGGATGTCGGCCGGCCAATGGTTGTTGTCTCTGCACTCGCACCATCGCCGGATGTGGTACGCGGTCTCTTCGGCGGCGAGCTCCAGCGCGCTGGCGGGCATCGGCCTGCAAGCGACGCCGTGGGGCTCCACGTTGGCGACGGTGATCAGCCAGTGGGTCCAGTCGTCATAGTCACCGGCACCATTGGCGACGAGTCCCTGTGTATAGAGATAGAGCTGCCAGTGGTAGTTGTACTGGCTCGCGTCGCGGTCGAAAGCCCATGGGCTGATATCCTTCGTGGTTTTGAGGTCCGATAGTACGTGCCGATCGAAGTTGACCAAGTCGGGCCTGCCCTTCAGCATGATCCCCGTGTGCGGGCAGCGCCAGACCAACGACACCTGCGCCATGGCGCCCGCGTGCAGCCGCTGCGCCCTGTCGTTGTTGTCGAGCGCGGTCGCCATGCGCAGCGCCGTGCGCTCAACGGCCGCGCTGATCGCCGTGGTCCCCTCCGGCAGGCTGTCGAGGTACTCCTGCCGAGCCTTGCCGCTGGCCGGCATGTCCTGCCCGGTCATCGGGTTGACTTTCGGGATCACCTGAAATCCGAATCGCGGATTCAGCGGGCGCCGCTCGACCCATAGCATGTCCACGGCTGAGCCCAGCGCGAAGCTCGCCGATGCCTTGCGTTTGATCGCGCCGGTCTGCCGCCCGTACCACAGCGCGGGCGACTTGGCGAAGTCGCTCAGCCCCGACTTGCTGAGGTACGGCCACGCGAAATACTGCGCAGCCGGGACGTTGAGATAGATCCCCGGCCCTGGCTGCAGGCCGATGTCGGTTTTCTGGGCGTCTGTGAGTACCATCACTTACCTCCAGTCGTGTGCACCGTCGCGTTGATCCGGATCCCGGCCTTGCGCGCGTCATCCTCGAGCTTCGCGGCGCAGTCGGCACAGATGCCATGCGACACCTCTAGCACGGTCGGGTCATCAATGGGTTGGGCGGGTAATGGTGCCTTACACCAGGCGCAAATTCGTTGCATGTCGCACTCCAAAGGATCGCCGACCCGGTGGCGGTGCAGGTGCGACGCTGCGGGCTGCCACCGGGCCGACGACAAGAATCAGATTGTCTGGGTGTGTCGCACTACGGTCAATTTACACGCCGCTGTCGGTCGATGTCAAGCCCTTTTTGCGCAGCGCTGCGATGAGCAGCCGTCGAATGGTGGCGGACACGTTGGGCTGGCCGCCTGTTTTTTCCGCGTCGCGCTGGGCCTCCGTCTCGAGGTGGGAGAGCAGGTCGGCGGGGAACAGTATCAGCTTCGGGATCATGGTCATTGGTCGCTCCATGGCATGGAGATTTTGACGCCCATGGCCTGGGCGAGTCGTTGCCAGATTTGCCACAGTGTCCAGGGCAGCCCCCGAGGCGGCCAGCATTCACGGCGCTCGGCGAACAGGGCGACGCGATCATATGTTGTCCGTTGCAGCGGACACGGACCGTCATCGGACGCCGCCCACTGATCCATTAGCCTGTGGCCGTGGGGCATGGCCTCCGCGACGAGTCGCTGGAGCTGGGCCGTGACGTCCGGTGGACAGTCGCCCCAGTTCGCCGTCATGATCGCCGAAATGCTATATCTGGCGTACCGCAGCTCGGCGCCCCGCAGGTTGGCGCCCCGCAGGTCGGCGCTCCGCAGGTCGGCGTACCGCAGCTCGGCGCCCCGCAGGTCGGCGCCGGGTTCTATCGTGTATCCGTTGGTTGGCGTCATGGCGTCTACTCCATCCACTCGGCGGCAGCGGTGATGTGGTCGAGGGTCTGTGTCATGTCGCCCACGTCGGCCCAATTTGGGTTCGTGCGTTCGCCGAGCTTGCGGATGGCTTTTTCGAGCCGCGCCATCTCGGTGTGGATCTCGTCCATCTTGCGGCGGGCTGCGTCCATTGGTGTGTTCATGTTGATCTCCTGTGCCCCGGTGGGCGTCTACTCCTATGCCTCGGCGCGCAACCCCTCGAGGTACTCGTCTAGGCCGTGCAGGTGGATGCCATCGGCGTGGGCGTCGGCCTGCAATTCCCCGGCCAGCGCTTCGAGGTCGCTATCCGTCGCGCTGGCCGCCACCGTGGGCGGGAATGCGTCGAACCATTCAGCTGCGGGCCACAGCTCCCCGGCGCCAGACGGGTGATCGTACTGCCAGGAGTGGATCGTGTACTCGATCTCATCGACGGCGTCCCGGGCGTCGGCCGTGAGTTCGCCGACATGGTTTCTTCCATTCCATTCGCTGGCGTAGCCGTCGCACACCTTGCCCACCAGGGGGGTGAGCTCCTCGAGGAGTTGCAGCGCATCGGCCCTGGTCATGGGCTCCAAAAAGAAGGCCTGGGCATGGCCGTGCCATTCGTCGCCGGGGGTGCCGTTGTCGCTGGCCAACCGGCTGTCAAAAACCATGGTCCGCTCGCCCCAGTCGCACACCAGCACCAGGCGCCAGGCGGGGAGGCCCACCAACTCGGCCAGGGTGTAATCGTGGTCCAGTGCCGGGCCTACGTAGTGTACGGTATCCGCGTCCGTCGTTTTTTTGGCCTGATGTTCCATGCTGTCCTCCGTTTGGTTGGTGTTTTGTGTGTCGCTCATGTCTATATATATACGGCATACGGCGAGCATACGCAACCCCTTTTTTCAAAAAAGTTGGATGTGGCCCGCAACCACGCGACAACACAACACTATTTTTTTTAAACTGTCTCGGCCCCGGTGAATATCGGGCAATAATGGACGCGCGCGAGCCCAGGACTAGGGCCGGCGTCTGCCGTAGGACAGGGCTCTGTGGGCCAGAGACGCGGCCAGGGCGTCGATACCAGGGTGGGCTGGGCCCAGGGCCCACATAGCAGCCAGACGGCACAGAGATCGTATCAGGGCCTCTGACGCTGGCGCTAGTGGACGCGGTGGCACATGCCAGTGATTCCCCGCCGCCATCACATCACGTCCGCGTCAACGTATCGCCGCACCAGATAGGCGCGCCGGGCCAGAGCTCGGACGTAGCCCCAGCGCACCCGGGGTCCGCCGCTGTTGTACCGTGCGTAGCATGTGGCGGTGGTGGGGTACTCGCACCGCGCCCGGTGCCACGCCACCAGGACGGCGGCCATGTAGGTTGACAACACCGGATCACGCATCGCTCTATCCTGATCGTCTCGAGGCATGTCGCCCCAGTCTGCGTCAGGATAGTCTGGCAGTCCGTGCATCGCGGCGCCGACGTCATTCCACGCGCCGGCCATGATGTCCATACCGCGCATGAGCTGCCATGGCCCGCGTTCCCCGCTCGCACCATCCACGTCTGTCTGGTAATACGACTCGCTCCAGCAGATCGCCGCGAGCACGTTGGGGTCTAGGTGGTGCCTGCGAGCTGCGCCGATGATCGCACCGGCTAGGTGCTCCGCGTAGTCATCGGCCTCCGGGTTGACTCGCGAAACGAACGAGGTGAGTCGGGCGAGTTGGGTCTCGGGCGTGTGTATCGGGCCGGACGCAGCGAGCGCCACGGCGATCATTATCGCGTGCATTGATTTGTCCTCAGGCTAGATAGTCGGACATCGCAGACGCGGTGCCCAACATGGCGTCTGTATACCACTGCACCACGATGTCGCGCGTACCGATCAACACCGGGCCGGAGCCCCGGCCGTCCGTGATGATCGTGTCGGGGTCGATTTTGATGCCATGCTCGCGCGTCGGAAAATCCTGCAGCACGCATTCGCCGCGCGGCAACGGGTTGGGGCTCACCGGCCAGCCCGTCCAATACGAGGTAACCCCGGCCAGCCCGTAGGTTTGCCGGCTGTCCAGAGGCACAAGCCCGTTGCGGTACAACCCAGTGAGGTCGCCGCCGGCGTTGTTATGCTTGGCCCACGTCTCGGCGTACCGACGGCACGCCGCCGGGCCCGCCGCGGCGGGCTTCCCGCCCTCCACGTCCATAAAATGCGTCACCCCAGGGGGACACCCGAGCAGCCGGGCGCACTTTGCGGCAGCCATGCCGTTGCGCCTAGCGTAGCTCGCATCACCGAAAACACCGAACTGCACGAGTCCGATTGCGAGCCCGCCCTCTAATATCCAGTCGCGCTCGGCCAAACTGAGCTTGTAGACCCCCTGCCAGTCGCCACCGGGCACCGGGTTGGATGGCACAATCCCGTCAGGCGCGGTGTACCGAAACACGGCGCGGTAGCCGTCCGCGCGAAACGCTGCGGCGAGTTCCGGTGTGACAACGCACCCGGGGGAATCGTCGTCTCCAGCGGTGTCGAACGCCCGCCACGCGCCCGGTGGAGGCCGAAATAGTACGACGTCCATTGGTGCCTACCTGGTCGGCGGATGCGTAATCACGCCGGTGTTGCGCTCGTAGTTAGCACAGTCCATCTCGTGTCCTCTGATGCGCTCACCCATCTCAGCGTGCCGCAACTTGCATGCGTCGGATTTTCCGTTGTCATCTATCTGCAGCCGCGTTTCAATCGCCGTTAGCCTGGTGGAGATTTTTACGTAGACCCCAGCAAGCCCGCCCAGCATCAGGAGCACCGTCAGGATGTGGCCGATATAGGGTTCCATGCTATCGTTCGCTTTTCGGTAGGCTCGCGTCAATCGCGTCTGCCACGGCGTCGGTCTCGTCGCTCGGGTCGGCCGCGTCTTTGGCGATCTGTGCGAGCACGCGCTTACGCACGTCGGCCACGGGCTCGCCTACCATCTCGGCGACAGCTTTGATCAGCAGCCCGATGGCGCCAGCGATGCCGGTTATCAGTTGGGTGTTATCACTCATGGCACGTTACCCCTTCGATCATCTTGAGAGCAGACAGCGCGGCGGCGCCCTTGTCGCCAAACCACACGGACCACGACTTGACACCCCGAGACAGCGCGCAAACGGCCGGCTTGATCAACGCGATCCAGTCGGGCTTATCGCCCCCGGCCTTGTCGTAGATCTGCAGCGCGGCGGCGGTGATTGCCACGGAGCTGTTTACGGCGGGGCGCACCACTCGGCGCCATGTCCGCAGCGCGTCGCGGTGCGTTTTGATGCACTCGGCGTATTCGGCGGTCTGCGCGCCGTGGGTCTTGAGACACGCGGCGTGCTTTGTTTTGACCGCCGTGGCGAGCTGCTTTGCGGTGATGGCCCGCGCCTTCTGCGTCGCGTCCAGCGCCCGCCAACCGGCGCCAGGGCAACCGGATAGCCCGAGCCATACGAGGCACACACCGACGATTGCCAGCACTGTCCATCCGGCGTGAGTGATGCGATTCATTTTTGCCCTCCCGCCCTGGGATTGGACACCTTGAGCCCGAGCACGTTCGAAACCACGACCAGCAGCGCAAACGCGCGGCCTGCCCACACCGCAAACGTCGGCCCCATGTCCTGCCACTCCATCGCCACCGCGAGCACGGCGACCACTAGACTGATAATCAGCCCGGCCCAGCGCTTATAGTTGTCGGGAATCATGTTGTCCATCATTGCACTCCTGCGGCGGCGGCGCCGTCGCCCCCGGCCATTACGCCGGGCCCGATGCCGGCTAGGTTTGACACGCTGCCCTGTCCGCTGCGGGTGATGCTCCACCGACACGGCCAGACCGAATAGGCGCGCCCGCGCCATGTGGCCGCACCGTAGCACGTGCTCCGCTCGGCGATCCAGTTGCGCACCGCGACGGGCAACCCCACCACTTGCGCGTAGGTGTACGCGGCCCGGCACACCGGCGACGCTGCGATCATGGCTGCCACCCTGGACGGGGCGCGCACGCTCCACACGGTCCAGCCCGCCTCACGGCTCCCCAAACGGAATGCCACGAGGTTGGCCCGGCGCTTTGTGGCCGGGTGATACAGCCTGGCCATGACTCGGCGCGCGCGCTGGTGTACCGACAGCACCCGGATCCCGTCGTCGGCGAGCTGGCCTCGGCTCAGTGGCCATGAACTGCACTCCACGACGCCGTAGACCATCGGCACGGGCGCGGGCTGACTCAGGATGGCCAGGGCGATTATTGCGGCTGTCATCTGCCAACCTCCAGACCGTACCATACGCCCGCACACTCGGAGCCCGGGGAGCCGGTCAGCAGTAGGTCGGTCCCGCTCACTACCCAGCACGTCCCGCTGATCTCGGTGATGAGCTGGGTCACGGTGTCGCCTGCCTTGTAGTAGTTGCCGGATGTGTTGTCAATCACCCATGCGATGTCGCCGGTGCTTACGGCACTAGCCCCCGTGGGGATCACGGCAAGCCCGGTGCCCGGTTCCTCTGTCACGGTCGGGGCCCACACAGACGCATCGGCCCCGCTGAATCGCATCGTCACCGCCCCGCCTGCCGTGGCAGTCCAGGCGGCGCCCACAGTCACAGCGGCATGAGTCGGAGTTAGCAGCGCCCACACACCGCCCACGGTGGTGCAATCGACGGTCCAGCTTCCAACTCCGCCCTGGTGTGCTATTGTCAGGGTGCCGGATGAGCAGTTTGCCCAGACCCGGGGATAGACAGTTGCGCTGCCAGTGTAGCCAGTACCCGCTGCGTCTACGGTCCCGCCGCTGTGGGTGATGGCCCCGGCTGTCTTGCTGCCATCCGGCGCAATCGCCGCGGCGATGGTGCTGGTAGCGCACGTCCAGTTGGTGCAGTCGGGGGCCGTTGAATACAGGATGCGATTGACGGCGTCCGGCTCTACAACCCAGCCAAGACCCGTTGCGTCGACTGTGTATTTTGGCTCCCCGCCTCCCTGGCAAATTGCCTCCGTGGCGCTTACGGGGTAGCAGGCGGCGCCACCCGTCTGGGTCCATGTGTTGTCCGACTGCGCCGGCCTATTGTCACCCGACCCGCCCGCTGGCTCCTGGCTATACCCACCGCAGATCGCCGAGTGTTCTGCCAGGGTCAACGCCGACTCGTCCACCCGCAACCGGGCAAAACCTCCCGGCCAGTGGTTGGCGCCATTTGAGCCGATAAACACGTTGGTTGCTGCGTCTGGCCTGAAGTTGACCGTGCCCGAATAGTCCGTGTTGCTGGGTGACAGCGCAGCCCCGTCGCGAAACACCTTACCTGCGTTGGATGTGCGGGCGTCAAAAACCACGGTTGTACAGTGCCACGCCCCATCAGTGGGGTCCGTCCAAAACATCGTGTTGGCGCCACCAGTACCGGTGCCAATCGCGTTTCCTACGCCGGCACCAGTGGTGTAGATGCGGGTGCCTTTGGTGTGGATGTGATACCAGATGTACCGCGCAAGGGTGGGCGCAGATCCGTACTGCGCGACGTAGGTAATTGACAGGACGTCTGTAGCGTCCACCCTGACCGATGTCTCGCGAAAATAGCTATTGTCAGCCGCTGCGCTGTGGACCCCCTTTTCGCTGGTCAGCTCCACCGTGGCACCGTCCGTCACAGACAGCCCCGTAGAAACGTCCACACGGGGAGAGTTGCCAGGGGTCAGTGGCCAACCACCAGGGGAGCCCGTGTCGGGAGCATCGCCGCTCGCCTGCTGGAAGACCCAGCAGTGTTCCGCCCCGCTGCAGAACGTCGTACGGTCTGGGAGCGCCCCCATGTCCCGGGTGGCGAGCAGATCAACCCGCACGGTGCCGACGTTGCCCCAACCCGCGCCGGGCGGGATCAATTCCTCGTCGCCGCCGGTGCCAACAATGGCGATCACCGCCACGGTGGCAGCGGTAGCAAGCGCAGCCGCACCCCCGATCAGGGAGTTGCGGCGCCGGCTAGAGATTGTACCCTTGCGCCGGGGGCTCATGCTAGTTGTCCGGGTAGGCCAGGACGTGCGCGGTGATCGACGCGGTGAGCGTCTGGAAATGGACAAAGGCGCGGGTGGCGCCCTGCGGCACGTCAATCTTGTAGATGTTGCCGGCCGGGTCTTCCCCGGCGTCGGCGCCCTTGGCCCCGCGCTTATCGATCCCGCTGGCGACAAAGGGCCCGGTCTCCCGCCACTTGTTTGCGGTGTCGGCGTCGGGGAAATAGAACCAGATCGAGAAGTTTTCCTGCAGCGCGTCGGGGCTGGCGCCGTCGTTTGCCAACTCCACGATCAGATCCATGTAGCGCGGCGCCGCGTACTGCGCATCGCCGGCGTTGGAGTCGGTGCCGGCAAGGGCGAAGCCATGCGCCGACGTGCTCGGCGCGGTGGTCGCTCCGCTGATCTCTTGTTCGCCCGCAGTCGTGCCGGTGGAGTACGTCAGGGGCTGTCGTGCGTAGGCCGTCTGCTTTCGCATAGGATTGGACATTGTGCCCCCTCAGTCCTGCCACGTCAGGGATAGCGCATAGCGGATCCCGTGGCAGGTGCTCGCCCCCGATAGCGTGATCGTGGGCTCGGTGTAACTCCAACACGTCCCGTTGTGGATCGTGCCGGTCTCGGTCTTGTCCACTCCGGACGCTGCCCAGTACGCGCCGCTGGAGTTGTCCACAGTCCAGGCCGTGGCGCCCACGCTCGAGCCGGTGGCGTCGGTGGTCGGGATGGTCCCGAGGAAACGGGTGGACCGCGGGTAGGCTGTCACCTCGGTGGCCGTGAAGCCCCAGAATGCGCAGTCAACGCCAGACAAGCGCAAGCGGAAGTTACCCGATCCATCCGACTGCATGGCGGCGCCCTCGGTAACCACCGCGGCGCTGGGATACAGCAGGTTCCACCCGCTTCCCATCGCCGTGGCGTCCACCGTCCAGGATCCGGTGCCCCCCTGGTGGGCAACCGTCAGCGTGCCGTTGCCAGGGCACTTTGCGTAAAAGCGCAGGTCAAGCCCGGTGGAGTTGCTGTAGCCCGTGGCCGTGGCGTCGATAGTGCCGCCGCCAAAGGTCACGTCAATCGCGTCGGCGCCTCCGTCGGGGGCGGTGGCGGTGCTATCCATGGTGGCTGTGGCGCAGACCCACGGGGCCCCGCCGCACGCGCCACCTTGGTTGATCGGGAAGCGGTTGTTTTGCGCCGGTTCAATGGGCCAGCCGGTGTCGGTGGCGTCGGTGGTGTACGGCAGCACATTGGACGCGAAGCACGCGGACGTGGTCCCGGTGGCATCCTGCGAATAGCAGATCGCCCCGGTGCGCGTATAGCCCTTGGCCCAGTCGCGCGGAGGCGTGGTCGAAGTGCTGGCGTCAAGGCTTGTGCCAATGTGGCCCGAACCGCCACCGCCTGACACAATGCCTACAACAATCGCCACGGCAGCGGCGGCAGACACCACACCCGCTACTACTTTATTGCGGGTCTTCATGGCCTACCACTCCTGCACGACGATCGTTGCCTCGAGCACCTGGTTGGCGAGCACGCCGCTGACCACTTCGATATACCCATAGCGGGCGTTGGGATCGTGGTCCAGGTTTTTGACCTGGCCGAGCGTCGCGCTTCGCGCATCGTCGCCAACCAAGGTGAAGTGTTCCGAGCTCACCCAACGCTCGGTATCTGGGTTGTATGACCAGTAGGCGCAAACCCACTCTGCAGACGCGGCAGCCGAGCCGGTAAATTTGCCCTGGATTTGAATCTTCTTAGGCGCGCGGCGCACCTTTTTGACCTCGGCACCAGACTGCGGCGCATAGGTGGCGTGCACGGTGCCGACGCCAGACGGTGCGCCGTTGGCAGCGGTCAGCGGCACTTCGTAGTCGGTCGAATCCGCGGGATTGACGGAAAGGGGAGAATTGCGATAGGCCATGAGTTACACTCCTGTGGTTTGCTTCACGTGTTTGTACCTACGTGGTTAGATAGTCCCACGGGTTGGGTCGATGCGATACCCGCACCGTTGCTCGGTGGTAATGTATGCGCTATGTAGGGATAGCGAGATGAAAAAATGGCCGGCGGTTCGCATCGTTGCCCAGTACCTTCCCGAATCAACCCGGGGCTGTGATGTTGTCTACACCGGCACCGCCAACGTGTGGAATGGGCGCCGGTTGGGATCGTCCGCCGCGGCCCGCATGAAAGTTTTGGTCGGGTGGCCGACATGGTGGCGCGCGAAGTTCGCCGCTGTGGCAGCGTCAAGCATCCCGACCCCGATCCCGTCGCAACACTGGACGATCAGGTCTGCCACGGTCGCAACCACATGGGGCACCGGCGCGCCGAGCTTGATCATGTAGGTAAGATCGGCGTCGTCGGTGACGTGGAGATACTTGTCGTCAACGGCGCAATAGTCCAGGTTGACTGTGCTGCCAACGTCCATTGTCCAAAGGGTGGCCCCATCGTACCGACTCAGGCAAAACAGGTTTGCGTTTCCGCCGGCGGTGAGCGCCACGCGGTCGGTGCAGACGTAGACAAAATCGCCGTCCGCCGCGATTGCATTGACCGTTGGCGCCGAGCTTGTGGCGAGCGTAACCTGCCAGGCCACCGCTCGTGAGCTCAGGGTGTATGCCCATACATCGTATGTGGCGCGGGTGCCACCGACGTAGCATTGATCGGCGTCGATTGCGACACCGTTCAGTGGGGTGATCGTGACGGTGCCGGTTTCTGTTGGGGTTGCGACCGTCCAAAATACGATCTTCGACGTGGAGCTATTCGGCCGGATCCCGACGCAATACTCCCCATTTGTCCGGAGCGCGGTGCAGGCGTATTCCGTCCCGCCCTTGGTTGAATAAGCACCGGTGTCGCGATCATAGACGTACAGGCCGGAATTGCTATAGGTGTTGGCATAGACGGCCTGACCGTCACAACAGATCGACATGATCTGTATGCCGGTGTCTACGTCGAAGATCTCTGTCCCAGCTAACGGGCTTGCCGCGATCAGGTATTGATCGAGTGCTCCGCTGATATAATACATCTGTTCGCCGTCGGTGCACAAGTGCGAGGGGTTGCCGCTGGCGCCCGTGTTGGCGATATTGAAAAGCTCGTAGTATCGATCCGAGATCGCGCCGAGCGATGTCAGAGGGATAACGCGGAACAGATCGCGGAAGGTGCTTGTGGCAGCGATCCCCTCGGAAACGTCCAGCCACTCGCGTGCGTTTGTAGACTCCAACCACTGCAGGAAGTCACCCCACATCGTCTGCAGGTAGTTGAACTCGTCCGATCCGGGAATCGCGTCTTTTGCCCATCCGGCCGCGCGCACCGCGCCACCTGGATCAGTACTCGGATTTGTCGGCGTAGTGTTCCAACCAATGTTGTCTGCCGTCGCCGGCCTTGCGCTTTTTTCGCTCATCAGATCACTCTCCTTGCAAGGTGGCCCTTGTCAAATCCGGGGCCGCTGTCGAACTGAAATGCGCCGTCGTCGGCTGTAGTGCCCTCAACGAGCTGCATGCTAACGCCAGCGGGGCGGCAGGTCTCGAGGATCTGCAACACGCGAGCTTGCCAGTCGCCGCTGATCGGGGTGCGGATCTCGTATTCGAGGCGATAGTGAGCGGGCACGTACTGCTGATATTTGACCGACTCGTCAATCAGCGTGCTCGCCAGATAGATCACTTCACCCGCGGTGCCGTCGCTCTGGTGCGCAGCGATCACAGTGTTTAGGGCTCGCCGGTAGTCGTCATCGCCAAGGCTGCCGCGCTGGTGATCGAAGATCTTGCCGTACTCGTCGAGGATCACGCCGTCGGCATTATCGAGGATCGAATTGACCAGCACTTCCCAGGTCACATCTTCCATCAGTTGCACCTGGTCGGCGATGAGCTCGCAGAGTTTTCGGATCTTCGGCCGCGTATGCGTCCATGTGCTTTGCGTCGCCAGCGCCTCGACCGCGTGGTCGGTGATTTTGGATGCTGTCATTAGCTGTTCACCGTGACGTTAGTCAAGAACGCGGGCACCTGGTCGGCGTCGGGGTATAGCGGCACGATGTCACCGGCACCAGGCGCGCCGCCGAACTTGAGTTGGAAAACGACGTTGACGATCCCGGGTACCTCTGCGCGGACATAGGGCACGATGTCGTCAGGGATCACGGCCGACCCCAGCGAGTAGTCGTTATCGTAGACCTTGAGCGCCGCTTCGACGTCGGCGTCACCAGTGGTCGGATAGTCGCTGTCAACGGTGAGCGTCAACACCGCGTAGATCTCGACCTGCGATCCATATTCGAACCCGATGTCTTGTTCGTACCCTTGATCGTCGGTGACGTTGTATCGCTCCGATCCGTCGACGTAGATACCAGCCGGGGTCACGCCCCAGATCGCCTCGACGATCTCCTCTTCCTGCGCCGCTGACAGTCCGGTCGGCCAGACGATCGGCCTGTAGGATTTCGGCGGGATCCCGTCTGCGTCCGTAACCATGCTCGTGTTTTCGATCACCGCGGCGGCGGTGACGCTGTCGAGCGCCTCGAGCACCGCGCGGATCGCTGCGGCGCGGGCGGTGCCGCCAGCGCTCAGGCTGAGCTTGCGGCGGCGGCGCAGCGCGCTGTCGGTCTCGATCTCGTCGCCTGGAACCGCCGCGCCGACGTTGGTAACAGACGTCCACCCGGCCACTGCGTCGACTATTTCGGTGACTGATCCAGTGGTAGCCTCGGTGGCGCCGGTCGTCGTGCAGACTCCGGCAACGTCAATGGTGCCCCCGCCCGGGATCGTGGCGTCGGCCGCTGGCGTCCAATATACCGTGGTCCCTGGTACGCGGGCGCGCTTACCAGCGGCGATCACCGTCGCCGGTGTGCCGCCCAACCGGAGCGTAACAGTCGACGCAGTTGCAGGCTGACGAACGACTCCAACCAGCGCGCACAGGTTGTCCAGGTGCACGCCCTCGGCCGCGTCGGGATCCCGCGCGTCGATCGACTCCTGCACCGCGTCGGATACCTGCCCGAGCTGATCCATCGGCGGGTCGACGATCTGCGCAAGGGCTTTATCGGCCTCGAGCTGCGCCTCTGGCCCGAACTCGCTTGACCCCTGGATCGCTTCGTCGACGTTCGCGCGCCACTCTGCCGAGCTGTTGAAATTGCTTCCGCTGCCATCGTATGTCGGTGTCGTCGCCATCAGAAAACCGCCGTGACCGACCCATAAATAGAGTCAACTGAAATTGTGAGCACCTGCGTTGCCGCGTTGTGGTCGATATCGATCTCGGTGATCGCGCCTTGACCAATGATCGGCTCGGCGACGGCGCGCACTGCGCCCTCGACGTAGACACGATCGAGCAGCTTGCCCTGCTGAGAAATCTGCTTGTATGGAAAACCGAAGGAAGTGTCAAAAGCCCACTCGCCGAGCCCGGTGTTGAGCGCGATCCAAAGGCGCTGTAGGACCTCATCGTCGCCCTCGACGGTGGAGATCAGCCCGTTGCTGTATGCGATATCGCCGAGCGAGTCCAGTAGGATGTCAGTCATTTGGCTTTAACCTTAGTAGCCGCGACACTGGCGGGCGCAGTCGGCGGGGTTGCCGGTGCCCCGGTGCTGCCTCCCCCGGTTAGAACCCCCGTGTGTACGTGCCCCGTCGCCCAGTCAGTTATATTCTCCAGTTCGGATAGCGTCTTAGCCGCCAGTGCAACGTAATCAGTCGCCGTGGAGTCGCCGAGCAGGAGCGACGCAGCTTTGACTACCAACGCACCCGCGGCGTAGGCATCGGCGGCCAGCGGCACGCTCACCGGTTGCGACCCCGGTTCGAATATCGCGTCGGACACCGACCCCGAACGCGGGATCGCCGTGGGGTCAAGCTCGGTGCCTTGCATTTTCCAGGCGCTGATATCGGCGCCTGCGAATCGGAGCCAGCCGAAGTCCCCCGCGGTGAGCTCGCCGACGATTGACCAGGTCGAGCCAGCGGGCCAGCGCACTTGTACGTCGCGCAGGATCCCGACCGGGCGCAATTGCTCATTGCGCGGCACCAGTACCAGCGGCTGCACGTCTGCCGTCTGCGTGGCGGCGTTGTACGCCAGCACCTTGCCCGGGATATCGGTATAGCTCTGCTCTTTCGAGTAGCGCTTTGACGCAACCCGAAGCAGATCGTCGAGCGTAGGATCTAGCGCGTCAGTCATGATGCCAGCTCGGTGCCGATAAGGTCGGCCTGCCACTCGACCTCGGTGTCGAATCTATCGGTAACGGCGCTGCATTTGTACGACCCATTGACCAGGCGCGATGTGACCGTAAACGGGGCGCCAGGAGCAGTCAGGCCGCACTGTACTGTCGACACCTTGATCCCCTTGTCGGTGCGCTCAGGGCTGCCGATCATGCCCGTGGCGGTGCTAATGGCGAGCGCGTTTCCCGGGGTCGGCTGGTCGTCGTGCAGCAGGGTAAAGATCCGCGACTGCAGCGACCACTCGACAGGCTCGCCGGAGTACAGCTCGTCGAGCACGTCGGGCAGCGGTGCGGCGTAGGCTGTCGCCGCCTGATATACCCGCTCCGGCAACGCTGCGACGTGACCGCGGCCGATAGCGTTGGCTGCGAGCGCGTCGGTGAGGATCTGAGAGCGTGTCGTGCCCGCCGGATAGCTCCCGGCGAAATAGGCCGATTGCATGATTCGGCCCCCGTCCTGGGCTTCGATTGTCGTGACCTGATTCGGGTGAGCGATCTTCGTACGAACGCCGCCCTTTTTGACCCCACCGTGGAAGATCACCCGGGGCACGGCCGTGCCGATGCTCACCGTCATCTGCAGCAGCGGCTGCTCGAGGAACAGCAGCGACGGCGGCGCGAGATTGTAGATCTCGATCTTCGCACTGTTCGGCGTGCGCCCGCCAGATCGCTTGACCTCGCCCCGGATGTAGAAGTCTTGATTCCACGATCTGCCGATGGCGCCGGACAAGCCCACGTCAATCTGTACGATGCGAGGTAGGATCACGGTCATGGCGCGGCCTCGATCGTGATGTCCGGATCGGTGGCGACCGGCGCGGCCTCGGCCTCGGTGAGATACAGTAGCACGCAGCGCACGCCGAGATCATCGTACCCGCACTCGGCCTCGGCGCCTGAGCTATCCCACAGCACAATACCACCGGGCGGCAACCCGTCGATCTCATACTGCGCGAGCAGGTCGACGTTGACGCTCAGCTTTTTACCGAGCAGGAGCGCGTTGTCGTCGGCGTCGTACAGATACAGGTACCACCGCCCCAGACGATCCTTGTATTTCAGCTCGACGCGATACATCACGTCTTCGAGCGTGATCGTGTAGTCGTACCATGGTTGGCGCTCGGTGCCGTCGTCGTATGGAGGCATCTGGATCATGCTGCCGGTCCTATCCCGAACGCGCCGAGCGCCTTGTAAATCAGGTCGGTTTTCTTCTTCGGCTTCTTGCCCGCGGCAGCACCTCCGGCAGCACCTCCGGCACCGGGCGGCCCTTGGTTGCGCTTGCGCACACGTGCCTTGAGCTTTGACGCCGGGATTTGAGTGTATGCAGTGGTAGGCTGTTTGATCGTCTGGACGCTGATCGAAAATCGCAGCGCCTCGCCTTCACCCTTCGAATTGCTCGCCTTGTCGGACGAGATCACGACGGTGTCAGCCCACCATTTGGTTATGATGCCTACCGGCTGCGTGAGCTCGGCGAGTGCCTTAAGCGCAGCGTCGGCGTTAGAGACGCGCAGCGCGCTATGTGGTTGCCCGAACGGCCAGGCGGTAATGATGCCCTCGACGCTATACTTGTCGGGCCTGCGGTGCCCGTACAGCGTCAGGTCGGCGCCCTGCTCCACGGGCTTGTCGGTCCACTTGGTAGCGCCGGTGCGTTGCTCTTTGGTGTCGGCGTCAAACTCGAACAGCACCGCGAAGGTCTCGAGGTTGTATAGGATCACTTCGCTCATGTCGGCACCACAGATCGGATCCCAGAAAACACGTTGTTGATCTCATCCTGCAGCGCGCCCGTAGCACCAGCGCGCACGGCAGCCTCGAATTCTGCCTGGGTCATGTTCGCGGTGCCCTGCACTGCAACGCTCAGCGTTCCCACCGACAGCGTATTGTTTTGCTGGCCTACGCCGGCTGCCTTCGTGCCACCGTTCGGCCTCACCCCTGCCTTGGAAATGGTGGCGCCCAAGTCCGTGTTGCCCTGCAGGCCAAGTAGTTTGAGGGTGTAGTTGATCGCCTTTTTGATACCGCTGATCGCCGCGGTGACCCCCTTGATAAAGATCGTGAGCGACGTAATGGACGCCTTGATCGCCAACGAGATCGCCTTGAACGTGCGGGATACCATGGACCCCAGGATCGGGATCGCCTCGAGAATGAACTGCCATAAAATGGCCAGCCATTCTTTATTGGCCTTCACGAGCCAGTCAATGATCGGCTTTGCAGTGACCCACAAGTCTGACAGCGCAGAGGCGACCTCTTTAACGGCCGGCTTGATGTCCTCTCGCCACGACTTGCCCAGCACGGCGATCAACTCGATCAACATCTCGGTGCCGGTCTGCGCGATGGATACGATCTCAGGGTAGACTTCTTTCCACAGCGCCACGATCGCCGCGCCGAGCTCGATCAGGTCGTCGCCGAACTCATCCCACAGCGCCACGAAAACACGCTTGAGCGCGTCGGCCACGCGCAGCAGATGCTTGAGCACGTCGGGCAGGATGGCGACAAACGCCTTCCACGCCTTGCCGAGCGCCTGCATTACCTTCCGCGCGCCGTCGGCCAGCCCGAACTTTTCGATCAGGTCGCCGACAGCCGACTTGCCTCCCTTGGACCAAACGACCAGCGACTCAATGATCAGCGCGACAGCGGCAATCGCAGCGGCTAGTGCGATGTATGGGGCGTAGGCCATGAGCGTCGCCCTGCCCATGATCCGCGTCCAGAAGATCGCTTTTTTTGTGACCGCGACCAGGCTGGCCAGGGTCTGCCCGACCTTCGCAGCGGCGATCAGTGCGAGCACCACAATCAGCGCCTTACCCGCCATGCGCAATCGGTCGAGCGCCTTTTTCAGGTTGTCACCCTCGAGCGCCCACGCCTTGAACTTGTCGAGCGCGTCGGTGATCGACGGGATCAGGTGTAGGGCTATGGTGTTGCGCACGCCGAGCAGCACGCTTTTCGCGCGCAGCATGGCGTCGTTGTAGTCCTCGGCCGCCTTGAGCTGCTTGGTACTCATGACGATCCCGAGCCGCTTCGCCTCGACCATCGCCTTTTTGATGCCCGCCGAGCCCTGCGCCAGAAGCGTGCCCATCTTCTTACCGCTGCGCCCAAACAGGTTCATCAACACCTGTGTGCGGTTGCCCTGGATCCGGCCTTCCTTGAAGCTATCGGCGAGGTCGAGCATCAACCTGGTCGGATCCTTGAATTTTCCCGACGCATCCTTGATATCTACCCCGGCGCGACGGAAGGCGAGCGCGGAAGCCTTCGATCCATCTGCCGCGTTGCCCGCGTTCTGGGCGAGTTTCGGCAGCGCGACGTTGAGTTCCTGCACGCTGATCCCGCTCAGCGCCGCGGCGTGCGTCATGCCCTGGTACGCCTGCGCAGAGATACCAAGTCCGCGCGCAAACTTCGCCGACTCGTCGGCCCCCTTCGCGAATCCGTCGATCAATTTCTTGATCGCGAACCCGCCGACGCCGAGCCCGATAGCCCAATTCCGCAGGTCTTGCCCGACGGCGCGAAGGCGTCGCTTCAGCGTGAACGCGGCGCGACCGGCTGCGCGCATCTCGCGCTTCGCCTGTGCCGCGTGGGTCTTGACGGTCTTCAGTCCACTCGGATCCGACTTAAAAAGAATCCGCGTGATCAGGCTTCTGACAACGCCGCCCGCCATCAGTGCAACCCCTCGATCACATCGCGCAGGAGCAGGCCCATAGCAGTCTCAACGACAGTTGAAAGGGGCCATTTGTCAGAAACCGTCACCGGGTCGAATCCTCCACCGCCGGTTGTTACGCGCCAAAAGTACCACCCGCGCCAACCTGGACCCGGCAGATCTAGGTCGAGCTGGTCGAGGATACCCGCTCGACGGGCTTGAGCGGCGGCGTCGGTGGCGCGCTGCTCTGGGCTGTCTCCTCTGGGGATGGATTCACCGGCGCGATCAGCGCCTCCAATTGCGGACGCAAGGCGTCCAATAGACCCGTCAAAAAAGGGCCGTAGTTGATCTCGATCACCCACTTTGCAGCGTCGAGCGCTTCGCGCAGGTTGCCGCCACCGTAGGCCGCGTCGCGATCTTCGGGGTCGCTCATGTGTTGCCGCACCGTGCCAGCTTCGTCGCTGCCCATGCGCTGCACATTGGCGAGCAATTTGGCCAGGAGCTCGGAGCCGCCCCGGGCGATCAGACGGTCTGGCAACTCGCCGACAGATGCCAACGCTTTGCCGATCACCGCTTCGTCAAGCCGGTCATCGTCGAGGTCGGCGCCAAGCAACAGACCCTTAAACGCTTCGCCGAGCGGACCGCCCACTACGGCTGCGAGCTCAAGCCCGAGGTCAAACGCCTGATCGAATCCAAACGGCTTGCACTCGTATCGGATCGAGTTTCCCTCGGCGTCGGTCAATTTCGTTTCAAACTTGCGCATGCTTGATCCCTCCCTTGGGATACGTTAGGCGGTCGGTACGAGCAGGCGCGCGGCTCCCTCGTACCAACCGGTTGGCGGGATGGCGGCGAAGCCTTCCCATTCGTTCATGACGGGGTCGGTGCTGTTCTTGATCGCCAGCGGATAGAAGTAGGAGATCTCCGCTGCAACCAAACTGGTTCCGTCCAGATCCTTGATCAGCAATCGCCCGGGAGCACCACCGCTGGTCAGCGGGTTAGTGTCCGCTTTGATCGCAGTGCTGATCTGTCCGTTGACCGGCGAGCCCTTCAAAATCATGGCTTTGATGTCGTACATCTGCGCCGGGGCGCCGACGCGGATCACGCTGCCGTGAGTACCCTCTTCCTCATTCCACGGTTTGTTGCGCGGCGTAAGCGTGAGGTACTCGCCCTTGCCGAATTCAAACAGGGAGATCCCCATTACCACGGCGCTCTGCCGGTCGCTGTCGATGTGATACATGTTCGCTGCTCCTGCTCGGTTCGCCTAGACGGTTACCGCAAAGTTGATGTCGAAGTCCTTGATCCCGCCGGTCTTCTGGACCGTGCCAGGGATCGTGATCGTTTTGGTCGCCCGCGTGGCTGCCGAAATGTCGGCGAGCTTCGGCACGTTGAGCACCAGAGAATCGCGCTCGAAGTGCCCGATCCGCACTCCCTGATCGATCACGCCGCGGATCTCGGCTTCAACGTCGGCGATACCGGAATCGGTGTATTCGATCTTGCTGTTCGCGTTGCTCTTGCGCTTGGCCAACCGCGCCATCGCTTCGCCGAGCCGCGCCTCGAGCCAATCGTTGAGGATCGTGTCTTCGATCCAGTCGCCGCCAAGCATGACGCCGGGGCGCATGACGGGGTCACCGAAAAACGGAAGGTAGATATTCCCGCCCGCGGCGACGATGGCCGCCTTTTGGGTCGAGTCCACCGCGGTGCTCGGCGGTGCCGACGCGCCGGTCAACTCTTTGTCATGCGCCACGCTGGCTTGGCTGTCCATGTCCGCGCTCAGGATCGTCGCGAGCCACATCACATCGACGCTCTCGGTGTCGTCGTCGTGCCAGGTGCCGAAGGCGCGGTTGTTGCTGAGCGCCTGCACCGTGAGGAACAAGTTGCCAGGAGTGCCCGCGGTGATCGCGACGTCAGAGGATTGCAGCGACGCGATCCGCTCGTTTGCCAGTGCCCAGGCGGCGAGCAGGAGCTGCGTAGCCTCGGTGCGGTCGGCGCAACTCACGCCGTAGAAGTCGATCATCTCGACCAGGAGCGCGTCGAGGTCGGTATTGAGCGACGCATAGGTCACCGCGGCAATGATCAGTACCTTCGGGCGCAGGTTCTGCGAGAAAAACTCCGCGGCGTCGGCCTTCGCACCAGCGCTCAGATCACTATCGTTCTGCGCCTCGGTGTTGCTCTCGTAGACCCGATAGGCCTCGGTGAATCCGACCTCAACATCCTCGGTGCAAAGCACCTGTCGGCCAAAGTTCTTGATGTTGACCGACTGCGACTCGCCGACAACAGATACGTCAACGTCTACATTCCAGGTGGCCATAACTTCAAACTCCTATTCAGTCGGGATCGCATCGTATCCCATGATTTCTGCCGTTTCGATTGTGCCGACGGTGCTCGAGTCTTCGCGGCAGAATGTCACCGCGAATTCTTGAAACGCCGATGCCTCGTGCACGGTGCTACGCAACTCGCGCGTGTTCTGTGCGTCGCCGAACTCGCGCACCGCTATCCCGGCCGTTTCCAGTAGTGCCTGCGACGCCGTGCGCCCGTGCGCCATCGGCAGCAGGTCGAGCAGATCAGGGCCGTCATCACCGTAGATCGACAGCATGACAACCAGGTCTTTGACCTGCGTTAGCTCAAGCTCGTTTGTCTCACCCGTGGGGCCGCCATCCTTTGTGTCGCCGACGCGCCGATAGGGACTGGCAAGATCTGTCAGTCGCGTGCGCTCGACGGTGGCATAGGGCAACGCTGCGCGGGTGGCGTCGGCCTTGTCCTGTTTGGCCAGCACAACCTCGGTCAAGGTGGGCAACGCGAGATCTACCCATTGCCGAAAAGCCTCGAGCGCGGCCGATGGCGCCATGCGAACGATCGTCGTCATTCGTCGGCCTCAACTTCCATGCAGACGGGCGCCAGGTGCGGCAGGCCGCTGGCGTGCACGCTCAGGTCGACAAAGCCCACGGGCATCAAGGTGCCCTTCGAGCAGGCGATCCGGTAGCGCGTACCCTCGACCAGCGCGGGCACGCCTTCGGGGTATAGGATCCACTTCGCCGATTCGCGCGACAGCTCGGGCAACAGATCGATCTGCCATTGGCCGACCGGTTGAACCGACGCGTAGAAGCTCACCACCGGCGTGGTCGGCGTCCAGGTGACCATCCCGGCGCCGTCGTCGCCGCGGGTCTGCGGCGTTGCCGTGACGAGTTCCCTGCCCAGTACCTTGCCCATCAGACCGACTCCGTGGGCTTGGGGCGCTTAGGGTCATCGCCTGCGGCGACTTTGCCGCTGGCGCCAGACCGGGCACCGCGGGCGCCGGTGATCCGGCCTTCCTCGAACACGGTAGAGCGGATCGCCTTCCACATCCTGCCGGTGCGCTTGCGGATCAGGCTAGACAGGGCTGCGCGTTGGCTCGCCTGGATCTTGATACCAAGCTCGCGCTGGATAAACTCTGCGGGCAAGTCGCCGCCCTCGTGCACGTATCGCAACAGCTTCGCCGTGACAGCGTCGATGGTTCCGGACTGCGCATCGTAGCCCGCCGAGATCGCCTCGTAGATGCGATTGATCATCGCCACCCGTGAGATCGTCTGGCCCTTGGCATTGGCCGACTTTGGATAGCGCAGGGTATGGTCGAGGATCCCGTTGCGCAACTCGAGCCCGTCGACTTTGGCCGCGGCGCGGACCATGTCGCGAAAGCCGAGATCTTTGTCCTCGACGTGCTGCACTACTTGTTCCCGTCGGCGGCCTTCTTCGCGGCGAGTTCGGCTGCCTTCGCGGCCTTCTTCGCGGCGGCCTCATTGGCTAGGATCCTGTCGAGCCTGGCCTTGGTCTCGGCGGCCTTCTTCGCCTCGGCTGCCTTCTTCGCCTCGGCGCGAGCGTCAAGCTCACGCTTTGCAGCGGCGCGGCGCGCGGCGTGGATTTCCTTGAACGCCTTGACCTTGTCTGGATTGGCCTTTTCGTACTCGGCCTTGCGCTCGGCGTCGGCTGCAAAGTATGCGTCGGCGTCATGGGCGAGCCGCGGCACCAGGCGCGCATAGTCAGCGTCGCGCACGCGCACGCGCTGGCCCTTGAGCAAACGGCGGTTGCCCTTGCCCGTGGGGAGGTTGACTTTCAAGACGATCGCTCTCATTTTTCAGCTCACTTTCGGTGTGCGCAAGATGTTGGTAACGGCGCTCGACCACAGCGGCCGAGCGGCACGACGGGCAAGCCTTGCCACGCTCAGACCGCCAACGCCGCCCTGATACTGTTCAGACAGCGCGCCGGTTTTGACGCTCTGCACGCCTTCGCTCGCCGCGCTATCGAACATGGCCAGCGCAGCCTTTACCCACTCGTAGATCCCGAGATCGAGCATGGGCTTTCCGGCCGTCCACTCCGCCGCGGTCGGAGTCTCATCGACCTGCTCGTCGTCGGTGTCGGTGTAATACCACCCGGCGAAGTCGTCGAGGTCGATGGCAGCGGCGAGCAGTAGCGGCTCAAGTTGCGCGTCGCGCGTCGCGTCGCCAGCCATCCCGAGATAAGCCTTTAAGCTAGTCTCGTAGTCTGCCCAGGTGTATGTTGCGGCGGCGGTCGGCATGCTATCCGGCCACCATGAGCGCGGTCCACAGTTGTGCGCCGAGCTCGCGCCGTGTGGCGCGTTTGTTGTACTTCGCGCCGAGCTCGTCGAGCTGCAGCATGATCTCTTTGCGTGTCAGGTCGCCGATGTCTGGCGCCGGATCCGCTGGGGGGGGCGGTGCGGGGTCGGGCGGTAGTGCCGTCGCCGAGGCCGCGGGCACGGGAGGGGAAACCAACGGCTTATCGGCGACGGGCTTGGAAGGATCAGCCGCTCTGCAGTAGCGTCTGCTCTTGCGGCGGCGATATTGAGGGGAATTCATGCGTCAATCCTTAGTCGGTTGCGACCTTAGACGGGCGGCGCGTTGAGGTAGGCGCGGCGCCAGGCGGTGCCGACCTTGAGCAGGTGACCGAAACTCTGCTCGTACAGCATGGTCTGCTGGTTGCTGATGAGCTGATCGTTGACGTAACCAACCACCATCTCGGCATCGTTGATGCGGGCGAAGCTGGAGGCCTGCGCCGCGTCCATGACCAGCGCGTAGGACTGCGCGATCTTGCTCGACAGGACCACGCGAAGGCCGCCGATGGCCTTGAGCATCGGGGTATTGATGATCGCCGGGCCTTCGCCCGCGCCGTGCACATAGTCGCCGTTCAGGTTCTTGGCGTTCGTGAGCTTGAACCAGTCCAGCTTGTGCATGACACACACGATCGGGCGGCTGCCGGGGATGTTCGCAGCGGACCACAAGAGCAGGTCGGCGCGGTTGCCGCCCAACTCGAGGTCAGTGCTCCAGGTGTCGGTCTCGACGCCGAATGCGGTCATCTGCGTTGAGTTGAGGAAACCGTGAAGCTGCGGCGCGGTGCCGCTGCCGTACAGCAGGTGCCACTCGATCACTTCGCGCAGTCGCACGGGCAGCCGCTGGCCAGCCCAGGCGCCGAGGTCGAACAGGTTGGTACGGCGCAGCGCCTGCCGCGTCAGAATCAGGTACGTAGCGAGCGTCTGGATGTCGACGCTTTTCATCGACGCGGAGATCATGCCCGCGGGCTTGATCCCACTCTCGGCCGTCGCCACGAACTCTTCGCCGGTGACAAGGTCGCCGTCGGCGACGTTGAAGTCGATCACGCTGGTGGCGAAGGTCAGCGTCGTGCCAGCGGTGATCGCCGAGATGGTGAAGGGGCCTTCCTGGCCGGTGGCCGTCGCCCAGACGTAGATCTTCTGGCCGACGTAGAAACCCTCGGTGTTATGAACGGTCACGTAGTCGAGCGCGCTGGATCCGCCGGTCTGCGCGCCGTTGGCGGCGGCAACGACAAAGCCCATAGAGCTTTTCAGATCCTCGACCATTTCCTTGAACTGGTCGGCGTCGGGCACGCCGGGCACCTCGTTGACCACGTCGACCAGGCCGATGGGATCGCGAATCAGCTCGGTGAGGCCAGCCTGCACGACCGGATCGGAAGCATCGCCGATCAGGTCATTGTTGATGATCACCGTCGACTCGCCAGCGAACCCGTGAGCCCTGGTGAAGGGCATCGGATTTTTGACCTTGAAACGGTGCGTGATCCGCTTTTCGCGGGCGGGCGCGGCCTCGCACATCCGGCGATACTCGGCCATCCCATCGCCGGTGGCGATCTCGTTGGCGAATGCGTTGGAGAGCTGCGGCTCGTCGGCCTTGCTTCCCATCGCCGCGGCGCGAGCGTGCGCCTTGTCGAGGTTCTTGATCAGCTCTTCGTCTTTTTCCAGACGGTCGGCCAACTCGGCGTGTGCGTCGGGCAGTTGCTTGAGCGCCTCGAACTTGTCGTGCACGCTCTGCTCGAATTTGGCAGAGCGCTTATCGTTGGCGGTGATCCGCTCGGTGAGCTCGCCGACCTGCTCGCCGACGGCGCCGATCTGCGTGGTGACCTCTGCGCTCAGCGCGGCGAGCGCGGCGGTCGGGTCGGTGGCGGGCGGAGCCGGATCGCTCAGGTTGGCGGGCGGCTTAGTGAAACTGTGTTTCGTCGTGGGCTTTTTGGTCCCCATTTTTACAGACTCCTGATGTGGGCAATAGCCCGGTAGATTTCCGCCGCCAACGCGGCGCCAGTGTCAGTTGATATTTGCGCCTCGGTGGCGGGCGCCGGTTGATTCTCTTCTGCGGCTCGATCAATGAGCACAGCGAAGGCGTGCGGATTGACCCCGCGCGGGGTCGGGCCGAGCTCTATCACGTCGACCACGTCGACAATGTGCTCGACCCCGTCGCTGTCTTCGACGGTGTCGCCGAAGTCGAATACCAGCGACGCGCCGGTGCGCCTGCGTCCGGCTATGACGGTGAGCGCGTCAATCCCGACCGACGATGCGATCGGCGTCGACTCAAAGCGCAAGCCGCGATCGTCCTCGACCAGGTCGGTGGTCTCGGCGATCTGGAAGTTGTCCAACCCATGCGACCAGTGCACCGGCAGCGGTGCCCCGTTGTTGCGATCAAGCCAATTCGTGAAGGCGCCGCGGTCGAACTGCATACGCCGCAACCGAAACTCGTAGGGATCAAAATACGTGAACTGCACGCCGGTGATCGTGGCGTACCCGCTGAGCACTACGGTGCTCGGGTCGACTACCTCGATCTCTCCTATCGGTGCGAACGCCATACGACAAACCTACCCGGGCCAGGCGGCGGCGGAAAGGGATCTAGGTTGCCGGTGGTAATGTATGCGCTGGTGTGCTACCCTGCGCGCATGGAAAAAAAGACCGACTCGATCAGGGTACGCTCGCGCACCAGATGGGCGTTAAAGGTCGCTGGTGCCGAGCTTGACTGTTCAATTATCGAAGTGCTGGCGCGGGTCGAGCAAGGGGACCGCGACGCGCTCAAGGCGTGGCTCTCCGCTGCGAAAAGGGTGAAGGGTAGGGACTAATCAGCGACAGCGACCGGGAACGGCTGTGGCGCCTCGGTGCTGTCGTCGTCTTCCTCGGTGTCGGGCTCGTCGCCGTCGATCACCGGCTCGACGTGACCGGCGATGGTCGCCGCGTCGGTGGACTTGTTGAGGTAGTCTTTTTCGCCCATCCCCATCTCGAGGTGCGCGTCGATGTCGTTGGTAGTGTAGCCCAGCTTCTGCAGGTCGAGGCCGACCTCTAGCTTTGCCTTGAGCAGTTGCATGCCGATATGGGATCCAGCGTGCGAGTACCACAGGCGCGTCGACGTGTCATACTGCCGATGCACAAGCTGCGCATTCAGATGCCCATAGATGATCTGCAGGATCGGGCCGATACTCGCCGAGAACCACAGCACCGTCGCCTCTTTGGTGTTGCTGTATGTCGCCCCGTCGAGTTGGCCCATGACAGCGGGCTGCGTGCCGATGGTCGCTATGATCTCTTCGCGCGCCGACCCCTTGGTTTCGAAGACCTGCAACTCCTCAGAGTTGAACCCCGGGATCGCCTTCGCGCCGCTGCCCAAAAACAGCGGCTTGCCAGTGTCCTGCACGTCGGTGAAGTCTGCTTCTAGGCGCGTCTTTTCTGCTATGATTTGTTCTGGCGTCGGCCCGAGCGGCAGGTCAAATGAGAAGATCGGAGACCCGGCCGCGACCTTGTTTCGCAGGTTGTACCGCTGCCTCTCGCTGGCGACCTGGTCGATCTCGGTGCTGCGCAGAGCAGCTCGCAGCGGAGCCGCGCCACGCCAGAAGCTCGACGGGTTGGGCGCCTGCACGTTGACGATCTCGCTCGGCTTCCACGTGCGATCAGGCTGCCCGGGGCGGCTGTACTTATAGAGCGTCGGGATCTCGTATTCGCTGTCAACTTCGGCGTCCATGCTTTCCGGGTGCAACAGCGGAATCACTTGCAGGCCGCCCGCCATTGTCTGCACCGGCAGCAGGTAGGAGTTTCCGACCGCGTAATAGTGCAGCGCCAGAACATAGTACAGGTGCGACCATGACCAATATGGGAAGGTCTCGTCGCTGCCGAGCGGGTCTGCCAGGAAATCGTTGAGCGGGTGCGCTGGCGGTGCCGTTTCCCACTTGCCAGCCTTGCGCTCCTGCACGATCGGCGTGAGTTGCGCCATGGCCTTTGCGTTGCCATTGATACTCGCCCAGGACCAGGCCGACGCGCGCAGGAGCTTGTCGATCTCGTCGCCCTGAAACCCGGTGGTATATACCGGGGTCATCGGCCCGAGCATGGTATAGCGCTGTTCCACGTCGTCCCATGTCGGCGATGAAAACGATGCGAGTTGCGCACGCTCGCCCGGTGTGAGCTTGGCAAGCGCAGCGTCGAGGGTGGCCGGATTTCGGGCTAGCTTGGTAGCTCGGCGCCTGCCGCGCCACTGCTTGAAACGTTGGATCAATCCTGGCATGGGGCAGATCTCCTTTGCTCTCAAACTACCCGCACCAGGATTGTTTTGCAAGCGTGCGGACGCCAGCCATTGACTTTGTGATGCCGTGGGTGCTATTACCGATCACTGCAATGGTTCGGTACGGTGTGGTTGGATTTGGTTTGGTTGGGCAGGGCTAGGTATGGTGGGGTGCGGTATGGAATCTCACCCGAATCTTCTTTCACCTTCAAAAAACGTCAGCGCCATCGTCATGGTATCAACAACGTCGTCGCGCGTGCGCGCGGGGAAGCCCGTGACCTCGTTGTACCAGTGCCGCCAGTAGTCGTTGTCGCGCTCGCATGGTGTGAACACACGGCCACTGTCAGGCACGTATGCGATGGCCTTGGCGCGCTGCTCCTTCTTTTCGCCCTGCACATTCCACGGCCGCACGAGCTGGAAGCTCTTAGGTAGTTTCTCCTCCGACGCTATGCCCATGATCGCGCGCAGGCTGTTGATCACCGTCGGGCCGTTCGCCTTTGACTCGATCAGGATGGCGGCGATCTGCGTCGTGTGGTGCTTATACAACTGGTGCACCGCGGCGATGGTTCCGCTCACGCTCAGCTTCTGCCGCACCTGCGATACGAGGTAGTACAGGTTACCGACCCGACCCCACAGATCGATCACGGCGTAGTCGGTGCCGCGCGTCGCTTTTTCATCCTTCAGGTTGTTGGGGTCCACCGTGATAATCAGGTAGTCGAATTTCTCTGGCAGCGGGTAGGTAGGATATACCTTGTTCTCGTAGTCCGGGATCCGCGGCGCCTTGCGCCACTCTTCGATGTTGGGCACCACGCTCCACCGGTTGAAGCTCGCCCGGTCGAATATGATCCCGCCCGACGGCGTCGGATTCTGCTGATTCTGCGCAGCGTCGATCACGTCGCCGCCCGGTGCTGCGCGCTCCTGCGCCGTCGTCGCTTCGTCCAAAATCAAGGGGAATAAAAGCTCATCGACTTCGGTGCGCGGGTCGGTCCAGATTTCGAACGTCCCATGTTTGAACACCGTCGAGTGAAACGTGCGCTTCGGTTCGTACCGATTCGGCATCATCAGGTGCACGAGATCTGGATTCATCTCGCGCGCCATCAGGTAGCCGGTGGCGTCATTCTCCCTGGTGCGCTGTTGGATCCCTACGAGCTTTCCGAGCGTGCCCGTGCGGCGTTTCAAGTACACCGTCTCGATCCAGTGGTTCACCTTGTCGCATTCGTCGGCGCCTTTCTCCGGATCGTTGGCATCGTCGAGCACCTTGATATGCGGGCGCGCCCCGATGATACTCGACCGCACCGTGCGACTAACTCGCTCACCGTTTCGACTGTTGCCGAAGTTTCCGTCGGCAGCCTGCCCGCGGCTCAGGTGCCACGTAGGCCGGAAGACCCGTTGATACCACGCAGACGCAACCAGTTTTTTGTGCCGTCGCGCGTCGCGTAGGGTGACATAGTCGTTAGTGCTCGAGCACAGGAATTTGTACCATGGCTTTTGGAGCCAGACCCACGCAGGGAAGTAGACACTGCACAGCAGCGACTTCGCGAACCCGGGCGGCACATTGATCAGTAACCAGGTGATGTCGCCGTTGATCACCGCCTCGAGATGATCGCAGATGCAGTCGATGTGCCAATTCCACCCAAGCGGTTCTTCCTCGTGGTGAAAGTGCCATGCCTGCTTGACGAAGCTGCGCATACGCATCGTCGCGACGTGGCGCACGATCGCGTCGAGCACCTCTTGCTGTCCGGCGCGTTGGGCTACGTCTAGCGACTCGGCGAGGTTCACAGGTCGAGTCCTGCCGCCTTGATCATCGCCGCCAGTATCTCGGGATCCCAACTCTGGATCGCCTCGTCGAGGCCGAGCGGCACACCATCGGCGCCGGTGATCTCGGTGCGGACAGGCGCCATTACTCCACCGATAGCGAGCAGGTCTTTGAGGATCATGGCGCGCACCTTCGGGTTAACCATCTCCTCCACCACCGGCGCAACGACCGGCTCGCCGTCGTCGTCGAGCACGGGTTCGCCGTCATCGTCGCGCACCGGGTAGGTGATCGGTTTGCCATCGCGGTTGAGCTTGACCCGCTGCTGCCCCGGCCGGATGTACCCCCGGCTGAGCTCGCGGAGCTCTTGCATCATTTCCGGCGTCTCGTCAATGGCGAGCTGGCGGCCCTGCTCCTGTTGCAGCTTGCGGCCCTGGATCCGGTCCTGCATGAGGTCGGAGTCGTAAGCACGAGCGCGAGAAACCCACTCGTACTGAGAACTCCATTTCTCGAAATGCCGAGCCTGGCCCGATTTATTGCCGATTTTACGGAAGGCTTTTGTGATGCTTCTGCCCGCGCCGAGCTCGAGATAGGTCACGAAGGCCTTGTATGCCTTCGCTGATTCCTTCGGCCTGCGCGCCCACGGTCGGCCGCTGATGTCATCGCCGCTCATGGGTATAGCCTAGTCCGCATCACCTGGGGTCGTCAAGGGGAGCTGCCAGCCGCACGAGCGGCAGAGCCACGCGCCGAGATCTTGGCGACGGTCCATAAGCGTGCGCTTTGGGTTGCGGCGCAGCTTGCATCGCGGACATGGTGGGCGGCTCACAATCGACGCGGCGCGCTGGTTGCGGCGCTTGTATTTTCTGGCAGTGCTCATAGTCCCTCCGGGTGTATGTCTGCCACATCGCGCAGCGCCTCGGTGAGCGACTGGATCTGCCTGTTGAGGTCGCCGTCGAGCATGTGCAACTTGTCGCCGAGCTTGACCAACTCCTGCTCGAGGTCGGCCACGCGCTCGAACAGCGACGCGGTGACAGCGATGGCGCCGGGGGATACAGTGTGCCGCACTGCTTCCTCGACGGGCTGGGGCGCTATGCCTCTGATAGCGTCGGCCATGTCGTCATCCTCGTGTACCTTCCAGATCCTCTGTTGCGGGTGACCTGGCCTTGCCCGCACTATGACATCACCGCACGGTTCCGACGCGGTGATTGTCTGCTCAGGCTGCTCTGCGTCGTCGCTCCACAGTAATGCGCAGGACAATGTCTCAACGGCTGCGCAAACGCTTTGACTGCCGCTGTGTGAATGCCGCGCCATCCACTCGCGCACGATGCGCAGTTGTCTCGCCAGATCGGCGCTGTGGTCCCGCTCCTGCCTGATCTCATCGCGCAGCCTGGACGCTTCGCGTTCGAGGTTCATAAAATATTCTGTGTCTTCCATTGTCGTTGTCTCCCTGCCGAATTAACGGCCGTTAAAAGCCGACGTGTTAGCGAAAATAATTTTTCTTAAATTTTTGGGGCCGACCATTTGACCAAAAAGTTGGATCCAACCGTAGCCGCC